CCTAATGCAAAGAAGGTCTTTCCTGTCGCAGCTTCTCCGGCAATTGCCGTAATTTTGTTTGCTGGCATACCACCATAGATACTGCCTGATAGTAACGCATTGAATGAATATGAGCCTGTGTCAATGAAACTGGTTACATCTGCACTATCAACACCCTCACTTACTAAACCAGCATACTCATTGCCAGTTTCTTTAATTATATCTTTTAAAAAATTACTCATATTTTCTCCTTAGTTGTGTATAATATACCATAGTTTGCTATTAATGTCAAGCTTATTTCAATATCTCAACTTCATTATAAGTTTCAATCACAACTCTTGCACCACAAGATAGAATAGGTTTCTCATTTCCACCATATCTAACTACACTATCACCTAAAATTTTAACTTCGTGACAATATCTATTGGTTTTACCTTGTTTAACTGTAATAGCAGGTTCGTTGGTGCCATGTTTTTTGTTAGCTCTAATGACATGTTGATTGACATGTATGTAGGTTTTCGATTTCTTCATCTTATAATATCTATCTGACTATCTTTAGTCCATACCTCTAGGTCATTTCTAAGACGACCATCCTTATTTAGATTGTCAAATCTTTTGGTTGCCATTTTTCTCCACCATTCTATAATTTCTTTATCATTGTATCTGTCATAGTTTGATGATTTAACTATATCTTGTGTCTTACCATTTACAATGTCTATAAAGTTTTCTATACCATAGTTACTTGCATAATATCTTTTTTGTTCGGTAAGATTTTTAGCATTTGCAATCGTAAGTTTAAATTTTTCTAAGTCATCACCTTCAAGTGCTTTCTTACATAGACCAATAATACCTGTGGTCATTTTAAGTTTACGACTTGAAGCATCCGCTTTTACTAACTCACCTGCACCAATAATATCTTCAACATATTTTACCATGTCAAGATATGGTTTACCATGTAACATAGGAATAAAATCTGACATTGTATTGCCTTTGTATCTTAAAAATGGTTTCATACCATCATACATTGAGGCACCTTTAGTCTTACCATATAAACTAGTTGTTTCAAATAACACTAAGTTCATATCATACTTCTTGTTTAACATCTCTCTTACTTGATGTGAACAACACAATCCAGCCAATAATTTACCACCAAGATAATTAAAACCAAATGGTTGGCATGGCACAATTACAAAACCCATAATAGCAGTCTTGTTAAATACTTTTAAATCAGGCACATTACCTAACATATCATTTCTAGGTTTACAGTTAATAACTGGAGAACCAAATCTCATAAAACCTACAAACTTACCTGTGTTCATTTCTTTCACGGCAAGTTTTAAACTTTTACCTGGAATACTTACCATATTACTATGACTTGAAATCATATTAATACAGGTGTCCCATGTGTGATTATCTAGTTCTACAACTTGTAAATCCATGTCCTGTGGTGACATAGTAAAATCGCAAAACATATCACTATCAAACCCCATACCTGGAAGACTTGATGGTAATGATTCAATCTGAGCCATCTTTTGGTCACGCATGTATTGGTCTATTCTTTTAAACTGACCAAAGTAGTCATTGAATATACCAGCACAATGTAATGCCTGTTCTTTATCTAGGGTTTTCGTCATTCATCTTCCATAACATTAATATAGGTATAGTATATACTAAACCTAGCCAAAAGGCAAGCTCTAAATATATCATACTTCATTACCCCAATAGTCCCAATTTTCTCTGGTTTTCTTACGAGCAAACAGTTCAATGTATGGCCCATCCACAAGTCTTTCTATTTCACCATGTAAAAGTGGTTTTTCGGAATGTTTACCTCTTGGTGATACTACTAATTGTGCCACATCTTTACTGATTCGTTTCGGTCTACCTTTTGTTGCAAGTAAACACATTTCAGGATTACCTCTTGTCCAATATCCTAAGCCTGTAAAAAATCCTAGTGTATGTTTGTTTGTTTTTGCCCATGTAAAACCTACTGTTTTGTATTTAAATCCCCATGCGTCTATAACTTTAAGAGCTTGGTCTAACATAGGGTCACACACCCACATTAACAATACACAATTCTCATCTGCAATTTCTTTAACAGGCAAATTACAAATATCATTTAGTGACATACATTCATAATGTTTTTCAGGACTTTTATCTTTGCCTTTATCCGACCTTGTTCTAAACAACCAAGGTGGGTCTGCATAGATTACTTTATATTTTTTGTTTGGTAAATCAGCCAAAGAATGCCTCCAAATTTGCTTGCGGTTCATCTTTCCAATTCACAGCATCCAGAATGAAACGCATAGGGTCTAGGAAAGTCTTTTGAAATTGTATATCATAATCAATATACTCTTGCAATTTAAACTCTTCAGGTAGAGTTGTCATGTAACTAATCACATCAAACTTGAATGGATTAGCAGGTATTAATTTTATAAATTTAATCTTATCTCCTTCTTGTATGATAGGATATTTACTTTGTAAACCTAGTCTATGTATTTGATAGTTATAAACCAATGCACCTTTCACATGAATTGGTGTGCCTTTGATAAAGATGTTTGCACTATCTCTATACTTTTTTAGATTATTACAACTTCTAGGAAAAGCAATAGACTCTGCCGGCATTTTCATAAACTCTTTTCTAAAGTCAGCAATTAGTTTGTGTAGGTCATGTTCTTCTTTAGCCATGATAACTTTGATTGCCTCTTTAATCTTACCACGACAAACTTGTGGTGTAGATGATTTGACTGCCTCAATACCCATAAGTTTAAGTTTAGGGTCAGCAAGTCTAACACCCTCATCATCAAGTACATTTAACATATATCTTTTCTTTGCAACCCATATGCCTTTATTGGCAACTACTTCTCGTTTCATAACCATGGCATTTTTAAATGCATTAGAATAATCTGCTAATTCATCAAAACATTTTTCAATAAATGGTTCAATCTTCTTATCACAAACTTTACCAAGAAAATCTATAATCTGTTCTTGACTTTTACCTTGACATGTTTTTTCTACAAGTTTATCAAATCTAACATAGATACTATCAGTATCAGAAGCAACAATATAATCTCGGTTATCCTCACCTTGCAATATTTCATTTAGATATTTGTTTACCTTTTTCTCAATAAAACGAATAATGAATTGACCAGCAGTTGTAATACCGGCAGCCTGTCTAACATCATAGTATCTAAAGTATTGGTTACCTACTGCACCATAAGCTGAGTTCAAGGCAATCTTCTTTGACCATTGAATATTATGGCACCTTGCAATCTCTTTGACAAGTTTAGGGTCTTTAGTCTTTTGATATTCGGCTTTCGCCTTCAACATTCTCTGTTTGAATACAACTCTTTCATTGTACATTTTCTCCATCATTTCAGGAAGAAAACCTTGACTATCATTCTTAAACTTGGCGCCGTTTGGTGTTATGCAAACTCCTTCTTGTTTAAGATTGTCAAGTGGTACAGTCATGTCAATCATTTTATTAACATTGACATTATAAGCTGATTCACCGAGTATCTTTTCAGGCGAAATATTGTATTGAATAATAATATGTGGATATAGTGAGTTAATATCAAACGAAACAATCCAGTCATGTTTACCTAGTATAGGTTCTTTAACATAAGCACCTTCATATTTTGTATCTTTGATGTTCTCTTGTCTTGGTGGAACACATATATTCTTTTTCATTAAATGATTGGCAATCAAGGTATCCCACACTCTAACTTGTGAGAATATATCATCATAGTTTACCTTTGAATCATATGCAACAGTAAGTGACAAGTCAATAAGACCTAACTTATCTTCTAATGCGTCAACGATTTCAACATCTTGAATATTGTAATCAACAAATGATTGAAAGTCTTTAGTGTACCAATCTTTAAATGTATCAAAGCCGGCGTCATCTTTACCACGACCAAGTTCAACTTCACCAATATGGTCTAGTTTATAACTCTCTTGTCGTGTTGGAATAAACCACTTATACAAGTCTAGGTAATCTAACATAGAAATACCATACAGATTGAAAGTAGTTTGTGGTCTGCCGTGTGTGATGACTTCACCTTGGTTTACTATACCCCATGGTGACATTTTGTTTGCAACAGTTTCACCTGCAATCAATTTAATTCTATTCATTAAGTATGGTAAATCAAAAAACTTGGTGTTCCAACCTGTGATAACATCTGGATAATTTTTAATCCAGAATTTCATAAACTCAAACATCAATTGTTTTTCGTCTTTACATTCAACATAAGTTATATCT